AACATCATACTGGCTCCTTACATCGACCAGTAGGACTCCGAAGCTGGATTGCAACACCACGGAGTGTCACGATCAATTTCAATGTCTTTACCAGTCATCAAATTTTTAACTGTTTTCATTGTTGGGAAATACTCAAAACGGTAACCATGTTTAGCAGGATACAAATCAAATAACTCAGCGCATTCACGCTTCATACCTGCTTCATCACGGTCTGTCCAAACTGTAGTTGAAACTAGGCGTTCGCCAGTTTTAGTACGCTTGTCCATTTTGTAGATGTACATTGTATAATTCTGTTTCATTTGTGGCTCCTTGTTTGCTAGTGTATGTGTATATTATAGCAGGTTTTGGCTAACCAGTCAACCAACTTAATATGTTTCTTTTACAATATCAAACGCTGTTGCAGGCCATTTTGCTTTGAATTCGTCCGTTTTAACATATTCGTTAAATGCCTTAGCATCAAAGAACACCTTGTGAAAAGCAGTTTTAAATGTGCCTTTTGGATTTATTGTTAAGTAAACCGATTTTGCCTTGCCTGCCATAGTATGTCCTTTGCTGTTTAAGTGTATATTATACTGCAAAACGAAAACCCTGTCAACCAGAGATCAACAGGGTTTGGGTGTTGTATTTTTACAACGATTAGTCTATGCTACGAAATGTTCGCCAATCATCGAGATTGGGCTTTTCGTCTGGATCGTAAGTCCAACCCAAAGCCTTCATCATACGATGCTTAACCAAAAGATTTGGACTACGGAAACGACCGGTATCTTCAAATCCAAGCATAACGCCCAATTCACAAACCGCACCCGATCTGCAAATACCCGCAAAGCAATGTACAACCACATTCATGCGATTCTCTAATGCGTGTTGCAATAGACGGACAAGCTCGTTAGCCTGCTCTTGCGAGCAACGCATCTCTTCGTCGTCAACATGGTCCTTTTCTTCTACATCTAAAAATTCAAAGTTATGAATCTCTTTGAACTGATGTGCAGGAGTAGGGCGCCATGAAGCTGGATCAGTAATGCTGATCAACATGCTGTTAGGGCCAGCTTCGTGATGAAACTTCTTTGGAATATCATCAGCCGCCACATTTTCAATCCAAGGCATTATTTGTACCTCTCCAATAGTTCGTTATGTTTTCTATCTAACTCTTTCATATGATCGTCAAGTTTCTTTTGGAACTTGTTACGATCGCTTTTTGCTTTTTGCCAAAGATCCCAAAGCATATACGCTTCGGAGTTCCTAGCTAGGATACTATCCTTGTAAACTACTTCTTTCATTTAATTCCAATCTCGCTTGGCACATACCAAGCTAACTAGTTTAGTAGTACCGTTTTTAACGGCACGAAGCCTAGACTTCTCACATTCAGCCATTGTGCGATACTCTGCTACAGTTTCAAAATTGTAAACTGCTTCTTTAGTATCAGTTGTCATCATTAATGCTACGAGTAAGTAATCCATTATTCTACCTTTTCAATGCAATGTTCTAAATCTCTAAGGATACGCTTGAGTTCGTCGATGTTGATTTCAAGGAACTGAATAATAGCGAATATTGCAGTATTCTCAGGACCTGATGTTCCAGCACTACGCAGGTATCGTTTGTGAGAGTCTAGCATGTGTTCCTTGCCGGCGATTGTGCGTTTCAGATTGTCTTGTACTGTTTGAATATTCATTTTTGAATCCATCTGCCTGTGTGGTGTTTCGCATCGTGTAACTCTCCGTAGCCGAACTCTAACTGAATCCAAGGACGATCTAACTCGTCACTCCAGTCTCTATCTCCTGTGTAGTAAGCTCGTTCAGCAACCTGTGTAAGAGCTTCTTCTACAATTATCTCAACAAACTTTTCCATGTCAGCTTGGAGCTGTCCTTTGCGATAATAAAAGATGCCTGCCTTAGCGGCTAGTGCTCGAATGCGTTCGTTCATGCTATTACCTTTCTATGTGTTAATTATACACTCATAAGAAAACCCTGTCAACTGTTACATTGGCAGGGTTTTCAGGGGGTGTTGTATTTCTACAACTTACAGAGCGTAGCGGTCAACCATTACAGTCTTACGCATGATTCCCTCTGGTGTAAAATCTGACATGTCAGCTGCCAAAAGTGCTTTGGTGATAGCTGGGCTAAAACCTGACACAAGTGCCGCGCCAGACTTGTCTGACTTAACTGGTACATTGTCGGAACTGTTTAGGTTCCAAAATACTACCTGTGGTACATTGTACCCTGCCGATGCAAACTTTCTTTCGATCATTTGCATTGCGCTGTCGTCGTTTCGGACGCATTGGTTAAACTGCATGTCCGACAAGATCAACACCATTTCTGGCATTTCACTTTGTGGAACTTGACCGTTAACCGCTACTTCGAGAATCTTCTCAAAGGCAGCGTGTAGGTTGGTACTCATACCCCAATCGGACTTAACCATTTGGTTCATCTTCTCAACAATGTTACCCTTCAAAGTCATTAACTTTGGACGGTCACTAAATGTCAAGAATGTGTCCTTAAACTTACCTTGGTTCTTTTCAGCAAGGTACAAGCCCAAGCTGACAGCTACATCCATGCAAGTAGTGGTTGAACCCTTACCTGCTGGACAAGTCATTGACCCACTAACGTCTACCAAAGGCAGGATGTTAGCGTCACCAACGAAGTTTGGCAATGCATTCCATTGAGCCACAATGTGGTCCAATTCAGTCTTGCCGTAGTTGTTGCTGTAAGAGCCGATGCCCTTCAACACATCGTAAGGGAAAACAGCCGCGGCGTTTACCTTTACAGATGGATCACCCTTAACCAATGCTTCCACATACTCGGCGAACTTTGTAGTGTGGCGAGTGAATGCCTTCTTGTAGCGAGCCGAAGCAACGCTAGGCACATGGCTAAAGTTGATGTTATCCCAATCTTTCGCACACATTTGGGTTTCTACAACCTTAGTAAGAGCAACTAGGCTCTTACGATATTGCTTTGGAGTCATTCCAAAGAACTCGCGGACTTCGCGAGCGACTTCACCCTTACGGGGAGTCCACTTAGCCGCCAAGCCATTTGATGCACGAAGTGCGTCACCTAGCATGGTGTATGCT